ATTCTAGAGATTTGGATGCTAACGGCGGCCCCTACGTATATTATGGCGGCACAGGCGCTCCTCTTGGTCGTTCGGGAAATAATGGTGATCTTAACCATAACGCCTATGCAAATACTTCTCCTGGTCAAGGTGGTGGTTCTGGCGGTGGTGGATCAGGTAGTATCAAAGATACGAACTATACTAATAATACACATTATCCAACTGGTGGCGGCGGCGCCGGAGGATACATTTTACCAGGAACCGGCGGCGCTGGAGGTACTGCAACTGGTTACCAAAATATCGGCACCGGCGGTGCTGGTGGTAGCGGCACTAACTCAGGTGGTACGGCCACTATATCTGGCACTGCAATCGCTGCTGGTGGCGGTGGTGGTGGATGGGGCGCATCAGGTTCGAGCGCAGTTGCAAATGGCGCAGATTATCGCACCACAACATCCGGTGGCGCCCCCGGATACGCTGTTCTCAGCAATGGTAATGGTATTACTTGGATATCAGGTGATACAACAAGAGTATATGGAGCAATATCTTGATTTACAGAATTTTTAATAAACTTGATGGTAAAATAGAATATATTCAAGACCATGAACAAAAGGTTAAAGATCGTGTTGAAGAAATAAAATCTTTGTTCATGGAAAGAGAGTCGATTCGTTTTTCAATTGTGTATGAACAAAAGACAGCTGACAATAATACATTTTGGCGAAAAGCAAACTTAGAATCAGATCCTGCTGATGGAACTTACCAAGTTTTCAATACTTTTACTGGTCAACATGAACTGGTATCTGGTTTGAACAATGCCATTGCTCGTCAAGATGAAATCAAGAAACAGTTTTTTGATAGTTGCCAGTTAGACCATTACGATACCGTTGATGAAATACCAACACAATCTGAATAAAACTTGACATTTGATTCCGAATGTGTTATGATACCTTATGAACTTTAATTATTGCCCACCGTTAATCCTACAAGATTTAAAATCCACAACCTTTCCTGACGGTAAGAGGTATTATACACTAGACGATGGGACAAAACTTCCTTCTGTTACCACAGTTGTTGGTGCACAGAAGAAACAAGTATTCATTGAATGGCGTCAACGTGTTGGTGATGAAGAAGCCAATAGAATCACAAAGAAGGCCACATCACGTGGTACTAATGTACATAAGATTTGTGAGAACTATCTAAACAATGAACCGGACTATCTCAAAGGTATCATGCCTGATGCCATTGAAATGTTTCATTCGATTAAACCGTTTCTCAATAAGATTGACAACATTCATTATCAAGAAGCCGCTCTTTGGTCTAAGACCTTGAACATGGCAGGTCGTGTTGATTGTATTGGTGAGTATGAAGGTGTTCTATCTGTAATCGATTTTAAAACATCAAAGAAGGTAAAATCACACGAAGAAATTGAAGATGACTTTTGGCAGACCACGGCGTATGCTTTAATGTATGAAGAAATGATTGGAAAACCAATTGATGAATTGGTTATTATTATGGCCGTAGAAGATAACAAACCAATTATCTTTAAACAAAAGACTGTTGACCACATTGATGGCCTAGCAAAAGCAATCACTTACTATGAAAGAAACAAATGAACACTACTGACTTACTTTTTATATTAATTATCGTACTCCAATTTTTAGATTATTACTCAACCAGTGAGATACTTAAAAATGGTGGAGTTGAATTGAATCCTATTATGAAGAAAGCATTTGATATCTTTGGAGTTCAAATGGGTTTTTTAATCACTAAGGCCCTAGTGATTTTTGGAACTTTCTATTACCAAGATTTATATGCAAACATAATCGTTACTTGTGTTTATACTGTTATTGTTGGTAATAATTTCACCGTATTAAAGAAATTAAAGAAATGAAAAAACTTCTACTATCACTTTTATTCTTTACATCATCAGTATTTGCATCACAATGTCCTTCATTGTATCCCGAATCTAAACCTATTGTTGTACCAAATACAGTTGAGTTATGTAATACATTTTTCGTTTCTGTTTACGACAAAGTAAACCAAAAAGTAATTGTGGTATCTGAACACCTTAAAAAAGGTTCTGTCGGTTCGGTTGAAAGAGATAATCAATTTCACTCTGATAGTAGAATTGGTTCACATCCATCACCATCACAATATGTTGGTACAGGTCTAGACAAAGGTCATATGGCACCTGCTGGAGATTCATCCAATACGCAGGAAATGTTTGAGACATTCCTTATGACTAACATGACACCACAGAAACCTACGTTGAACCGTATTGCGTGGAGAATGTTGGAAGAACATACAAGACAGTTGCTTGATAAATCTAAATCAGATATGTACGTGGTAAACATTGCTGTGTATGGTAACAATAATCTTATGAATGGCATTCCAATTCCAACAGGTTATTGGAAGATTGTTTCAGTGGATGGTGCGACACATTATTTTTACGCAGATAATGTGGACCATGCACCTGTAGTAGAAAAACAACCAGTACCAATTGAGTCATTAGTACCACATTGATGGTTGACTCTTGGTGAGTTTTCATATATAATAGAATGATTCGAAGAAGATGTTGTAAAGTATCTGGATTGACTAAATAAAACAATGGAACTCACCATTACACATAGGTTTCACACCTCAAAACAAGATGAAATCACAATGATTTCATTTCTCAAAACCCTCCACAAATAATAGAGATAAAATCGAAGAAATCAAATTCGTAATTGGAGACCAAGATGGGCTTCGGCACATCGTAATCAAAAAGGAGATATGATGAAAATCAATCGAAATATTTTCAATTTAGCTGCACACATTTTAATAGCTATATTGTTAACTTACAACGTGACATTAGTATCGAAATACGTCACAACAAATTACATACAAAAGACGGCATCAAGCACATTCAATAAGGAACTGGAATGCTTGGCCAAAAACATCTACTACGAAGCGGGCATTGAACCGTATGAAGGTAAACTAGCCGTAGCACAAGTCACAATCAATCGGTCAGAGAGTGGACAGTTTCCCTCCAACATTTGTGACGTAGTATATCAAAGAAAAAATAACTTATGTCAGTTCTCATGGACTTGCAATCAAGTTACAGACATTAGAAATAAATATCGATGGGAAGAATCTCTTATGGTCGCTAGAAAGGCATTGACCGAAAATAATCTACATGATATTATATCCCAAACAAACGCCTTATATTACCATGCCAACTATGTAAATCCTGGATGGAATAAAAAACAAGTAGTGGCGAAGATTGGTAACCATATATTTTACAGGACATTGTGACATGGTAAAATTTAAAGTTCGGGATGCCGGACCAGCACTTTCGGTAGTGAGGGAAAAAGAATACCTTCCACGTATTCAGGGCTTGCCTCCAACTGCATCACAGTGTATAATTATAGAACATGATGAATTAAATGATTTGATAAAGGTACTACAGGATTATGCCAACGAAAACCGAGATAAGTGATTTCAGTAGAAGTATTGAAGAACTAGCTTTAAAACTGAGGTGTACCAGGATGAATGCCATTCTGGAACATTGTACTAAAACAGGTCTGGAAATCGAAGTTGCTTCCACACTAATTTCTTCCGCATTAAAGTCACGAATTCGTGAAGAAGCAGAAGAAAGCAATATGTTGAAAAAGACCAGTAAATTACCAATATGAACGATGGATCAGGATTTGAAGCGTTTCGTTTGTGGAATGCCTTGAAACTGCATTTCACGAGTGACAGTTATGACTATGTAAAGTACAATGGCAAGACCAATGTATCTCAGCAGTCATTTATGATTAACAAAAGCAAGTTTGCTTTCTACCGTTTATCCCGTAAATACAATTCAGAAGAACTGAAAGAGTTCTTTATTGCCAACTTTCTGGCAGAAGATGTTAAGTGGATTGGTGACATTACAGGACCGGACGGAGAGCAGAACTACAAAGACTGGCAAAAAAGAAACCAGAGCTTGACATACGTGTTCGAAAATGATATAATATATTTGTTGGACAAGTATGGCATCAAAGGTGAAGAATTGTTCAGAGTAGATAATGGAATTTATCCTAAACTGTTGCAAGAACTAATGCGCAAGACGATTGCGATTGAGACGGTTGTTATAATGAATGACTTGACCGGTTTTATGAAACACTGGAAACAATGTATTCAAGACGATATCGTATGGCCAAATTGGGAATTAAAGCTAAGAAAATATACCCCGTTTGTCTCTTATCAAAAAGATAAATTTAAACAGATTTTAAAAGAGAAAGTAAAAGAATATGCAGAAGCCTAAAATCGAATGCATCTATTTGGATATGGATGGTGTGATTGCTGATTTCGTAAAGCGATACAAAGAAATGTATCACATGGAACCGACAGAAGCGGAAAACAAAAAAGAATTCAACAAATACTTTGATGAGTTCATTAAAACCAATCAGTTCGCAACACTTGACAAGATGCCTGGTACCGATACAGCTTTGGAGTTTCTCCGCAAGGCACAAGTACCAACACAGATTCTTTCTTCAACAGCAAACGAAGAACGATATGATGACATTTCCAAACAAAAGATGATTTGGTTACAAACACATGGAATCACATTTACACCCAACTTTGTACCTGGTAAGAAACACAAGTACAAGTGGGCTAAACCAAACACCATTATCATTGATGATACCGAAAGTGTTATTGATGATTGGCGTAACGCAGGCGGCATTGCTATCTGGCACAAGGATTGGACTACAACTCTGGCAATCTTAGGTCAGTATGTTTGACAACCGCCTAAATAAAGTTATATAATGAATACTGTGGATAATCCGTTTAATACTCCGTTTATACTAGAAAGGTAATACTATGAGTTCTTTTGCAAACCTCAAACGCCAATC